AATCCTATGTATTCTGTCCGTACTTGCGGACGTTTTCTATCTTGTCAACGTCCTCTTTCGGGCGTTTCTCTTATTTCGTCGGTCATCCTTGCGCTCTATTCTGTCCGATATCCTGCAAATCTGAGCGTGAATTTTATGTTGTGTGTCGCTCTGCTTTCTCAGGCTGTTACGCTTGACTGACATAAGCCCCGCTGACCTTCGTCGCTTGTCGTAAAGGATTGTGTCTTTGTATGTTACTTCGTTATTCATATTGCAAAGATGGGGGCATCACTTTCGGATATCCTAATAAATTCTGTTAACGAATGTTAAAATTGTAACTAACTGATTATCAATGAGTTGAGTCGTATAATAGGCTAACTGACTGAAAACCAATAAGTTACACGATTTTGAGCTGAGCTTTCTTTTAGCCGTAATGGAATCCCGCACATACGCATACATACGCGCGCGTGCAAAACATTTCTCCTGAAACCTAATCATAAACCATTGATAACCAAGCAGTTAGGAATTAACATTTGTTAGTATATCGTAACTCATTGATACTCAGTTAGTAAGCGTTTAAAGACATCATCTATACTATAACATCACTAACGTCGAGAAAGTGCCTCAGAATGGCTTAAAATCGTTATAACATTTGTTAACATTTGAATACATTTGTAAGTGATTGATTTAGACGTAGTTACGAACGACTAACAATGCAGTGTTAGTAACCTTATACAAACAATGTCGAAGCATAACATTAATGTTGTATGTACTCTATTTAGAATGATTCTATATAAGGGAGAAAATGGGATGTCAATTGTCCCCTTCCTCTAAGTAGCTATAACAAAACGACATACGATTGAATACCTAGAGTATACGTTGAGATGATGCCTTGTATGTTATTGATTGTCAATTGATTGCACTGAAAAGCTGAATATATACGGCAAAAATGTTGAAAATGCAAATGGGGGGCGTTAAAAAATGTGAATTTCGTTTTAGGAATCCAACGCCTGACAATATAGATAATCCCCGATCTAAACATTTCTCCAATTTTTTTCCAGGTATAGTCTTTTGGCGTCTTTTCTCCCGTTTTTTATTAGGAGGGTCTTTATTTCACTTAAACCCTTACTTGAGTCAAATCCCTTAACTCCTTGATTACGTGACGTTTACCTTACTTTACTTAAACCTTTACATTAGACTTGACTTTGCAAAAAAAAAGTGGTACCTTAGCAGCATATTAGCGTTCACCGTGTATAACTTCCGAAATATTTTGTTTTGTATACGAGAGCGAGTCTATAAGAGACTGATCGAGTATTGGAAGTGGAATATGCCCTTGTTATGTTCGGTTGTTTCTAAGCCTTTTTAAACGTTATACTATAAAGGCCTTTTAGTTATCTTTGTCTCATGCCTAGAGTACGGAAATATCATAACGGGGGGAAAGGCTCAGGCCACCCACACTCTAATAAAGCTTCCACAAAGCAGGATAGCTTGGATGTTATAAGCAGTAGCCAGAAAATGATTGATGAGTTATTAAGACAGGGCTATGTACTTACGGGGGATTTAGAGAAAGGGGGTGACGCTTCATCAAAAACAGACGAAGAAAACCTTGAGTTCACTAAGAAGTTATTAGAGGAAACAGAAAAATGGTTTGAAGGGAACAAACATAAAATCCCTGAAGATAAACAAGAAGCAGTATTAAAGAAGATAGAGAGTTATAAAAAACAATTAGAAGAGGAGCGACTAGAATCCATTGAACGTAATACTCTTATGGATCGTGAATATAATGATGATGGCACTTTTTTAAGTCGTGAAAGTGATGTTCGCTGGATAAATGAAGACCTCCCTAAGATTTTATATAATCCAAGAATAAGTCCTACTGCGCAACAAAGTTATTATAGTAGAGTTAGGTGGGGGGATGTAGTTAATGTTCCTTTATATGATAATATCCACTGGGGGGCTGGTAATCCAGAACCTCCAATAAGCGAACAAGAAGCTTATAAAAAATTTACTAAAGGTTTTTTTCCAGCGGAGCAACGGGAGCAAGAGCCTCTTTTAGGGCTCCTTAAGCCTAGAGTCACAACAGTAGATCTAGATTCAAAAGAATTACAAGAAAGTAATGTATCTATATATAAAGGCCCTAAGCACCCAACTCAGAGGGTAATGAAGGGTTGGGGGGGTGTAAGAACGAAGCAGATCCCTAGCCACGATATGGTTTGGAGTGAGAAAAAAAACAAGTACCTTAGAAGGGAAATAGAGCCTGAGGAGATAGAACGTTATAAACAAGAAAATAGAATCCGAAACCCCACACGAATAAAAGCAAGCTTTAACGAAGGGGGGGCATTAAAGAACCTTATTAAAAAATATCATGAAGGTGGGAAAGGTCCAGGACATCCGCATCCAGCTGGGTATACTGCACCAGTAATACCTGGCCTTACAGACAATAATCCTTTAATAGGGCTAATAGATGCACCTAGAGAAGATCGTTTATCTGAGTTTGACGAGGTAAAGAAGGCGGATTGGAGTACTATACTAGCTAATCCTATGCAGGTGTGGGAGCATATCAGCAAGAATGGGTTCACGAGACCTACTCAAGCGGAGTTAGACTCTCAGAAGCACAATATATACGATGGTATTACCTCTATGTTCAATCCAGCAGCCTATATAGAGGCTGTTAAGGGTGTAGATTCTTCTCTTACTGCGGCTGATGAGGCCTTATTAAGCGGGATGGAGGATGGAAGCCTTTCTCCTGGGGATTTATCTAAGATTATGGGGAATATGTCTGATGCTGGGCTACAGGCTTTATTCCTTTCTATGGCTCCTATGGGGGGTAGGACGTTACTTGGGGCTGCAAAAGAGCTTCGTAGACCCGCACTTAATACATTAACTCAAGAGTTTCGGGGTAGTAGGTTACTAGGGGCTACCACTGAGACCGCTTCTACACCTTTAGTCATGGGGGATCTCCCTATGAATATACCTGCTTCTCCTTTACAGCAGTTAACAGGGGACGCACAACTAGCTATTAAACCAGCACCACCTAAAGTAAAAGGGAAGGGGAAAGGAAAGAAGTATGAGCCTAGTAACCCTTATGAGGAGAGTAATGTAGCTTCAGAGAACTTAGCTGAGATAGGAAACCCACAAACAGATCCAGCTTATTGGTTTGCAAGTAACTATAACTCTGGTGTATACCAATACCCATCGTTTATGACGGGGAGTAAACTAGAGGGGCAAGTATCGGCTAAAGACGGGACTATATCTAGAACTATATTAGAGCAGCTAGTAAAAAATAAAAACACTAAGCCTAGTGAAGCTTTGGCTATTGAGGATGTTTTAGGGGAGTTCGAAGGTAAGAGGATACCGTATGGTAGCTTCAAGCAGTCTCTGGCTTTAGATATACGTTCTGCAGAGATTATACCTACTACGGGCCAAGCGAGCTATGCTGACACAGGAGTGAGAAGCTTAGGGTATGAAACCGTTACGGAGCGAGATCCTAACTATGAGTTATTTGGTGAAACTCCCCCCGATCGGGATCCAGCTAATGCTACAGCAAAAACCAACCTTTATAAAGATAAATCTTTAGGGTTGACGAAAGAGGGGGAGGGTCATTTCCCAGACCAACCTCATAGCTTCTGGATAAGGAGTATGGTTACCGCAGAGGAACCTAATGTATTAAAAGCTTTAGAGTGGCAAACGGATGTAAAGGTTTTAAAAAACCCTTCAAAAGGCGGGGCTAGTTCCGAAGAAGCTATTGATTACTACCCTGATAATATAGGCGGAGAATACTTTAATGGTGATCCCCATGCAACGTTTAGTCTAGAGCAACAGATTAGCCTATTTAAACAACAAATAAACTCATTAAAAACTGACTACGGCAATTCTAACTTCTCAATAGGTCATGCTTTTCAATTAGCTAAAATGGAAAAAGGATTAGAGATAGCCTTAGCCGCCAGAGTGAAACCTACAAACCTCTCTAAAGCTAACTCAAAAGGCCTACCTCTTAAGTTTGTAAACGAGTCCTTATTAGACGCTGCAAGGCAGGGGATGGAGTACCTAGACGTGCCTACGGCGCAAACGGTATTTACTATTGAAGGGTGGGCAAAGCCGAATAACGCTGAGTTAAACCTTTTAATTACCCCGCAATATAATATACTTAGAGAATATGATAATTCCTTAATGCAAATAGGCCAAGGAAGCTTTGGTGAGACAGAAGATATAATATCAGAGATTAAAAGTACACTTTCGAACAAAGGTCTTAATGAAATAATAAATACAAAAGTTAAAGAGAAAGAGGTAATTTACGATCAATTAATCAATAGTATTGAAAAGAATCAGCCAGCAACTATAGGTACATTTAATAAGTTAGGTAAAGGTTCGGATTTTGAGGATATGTACCTAGACCTTAGGAGAAAAATGGATGTCCTTGGAAGATATCAGCGGGAAGTGAGAAAGGATTCATATGCCGATCCGATTACACCAGAAATAATAAATCAAAAAGAAGAGTTGATCGCTTACATAAAAAAGGTTAAAGCAGAAGTTGGAATAAAAGCAAAACAGGATATAACAAAGTTTAAAGAGGCTCAAAAGAAAATAGATGAGATAAACGCTAAAGGTTTTGATCTCTCTAAGATAAGTGAGTCTGAGATGTCCGTAACGAAAAACTACAGGAACTTCCCTAAGCTATGGAGGAGTGAGTTCGGTACGGATGTTAAGCAAGTAACAGATATACATGGCAACACTTGGATGCGTGTTAAAATCCCAGAAAACTTCTTTCAAAACGATATATCACTCCCCCCATCGGAGATTAAAACCTATAAGAAAGGTGGGAAAGCATTAAAAGGCCTTGTTAAAAAGTACGGGGCAGGTGGAAGCGTAGGTGGCTGGGGAACTGGCGGAAACTTCGATACAGAATATACCTCTAAGAACCCAAGCGTGCACGAATTAGAGGATCCAAACCTCATCCCCGAACAAAACGCTATGGACGCTCAAGAAGAGGCTGGGGAGGTGTCTTTAACTGAGGATGAGAAGAAGCGGCAAAAACATCAAAAAGCCTTACAAGGTGCCGCTCAGGGGGCTAAGCTTGGAATGGCGCTCGGACCTTGGGGGGCCGCTATAGGCGCGGTTGCTGGTGGTGCGTTAGGGTATTTTGCTAAGAAAGGAATGAAGATCAAGAAGTCCTTATACGATGAAGGAGGTTTGTTTGAGAAGCTAAGGGAGAGACGATCGGAACGCAGAATAGATAAAACTCCTGTTAGACAGGCTAGGACCTCAGAGCTTTTAGATGTACTGGCTAGCGATCAACCTACAACCTTGGGGGCATACGATCCAAAAGAAAAGGAGATAGTTATGTATAGGGATGGCGAAGATCCCGACACTCTTAAGCATGAGCAAGTGCATGCTTCTCAATACGGACCTTTACAGCGTTTAGCTTACAGAATGGATAACGATCATGACGCAAGGATACAAGACCCCGCAATGAGAAAAGCTTATAGAAAGCTTACTACGGGGAAACACATAGTTGACGACAGTAAGTTCGATAAAGCTGGTAAGTATGTTTTAAGTAACGGGCAAGAATATGAAGCTGTATTAAATACAGGGGTAAATGCTGCAAAAGAACAAGGGGTTGACTTTAATCTTTCGTTTGAAGAGATACTTTCTCAATTAAAAAATATACCTTCTCCTACTAATAATATGAAAGGGTTAATGAAGTTCATGAGTAATAAGTTTACTAAAGGGCAAAGAGATTTAATACTTAAGTCTATAAGATGAATATACGCAGATCAACACCTCCAGGGATGAGGGTAAGGAAGTTCCATGAGGGAGGAAAAGGACCAGGTCACCCACATGAGGAGCTCACAACGGAGGTTCTAGACGAGATATTAAATAGTAAAGTTGAAAGGCCTGCTTATAAATTCTCTGAATTCAGATATACTGTAGGGAATCATGAAGGAGGAATAAACGGTTATTCTGCGATACAAAACGAAAGTGATCCTAATAAGCTATCTACAGGAAAGGGTAAATACCAGTTTGATGCTGAGTCCGCCCAAACCGCTTATACGAGAGCTAAATGGATAGCTAAGGAAAGAGGGTATTCACTCCCTGCTATGACGGAGGAGCAATTTAAGAATATGGATCAGGTATCCCCTGAGCTACAGGACCTTCTATTTACAGCCCATTTCGCTAGAGATGAAAATTCCTTAGTTTCTACAGTTTTAACGGACCAGTCTCAATGGGCAGATCAATGGGCAAAAGGTCACTGGAAAGGTAATTTTGATAAAGATTATGAGACCCGCGTAAAATCTTTTAAGCACACTTTAGATAACCAAGAAGGCACAGGCAACCCCAGAAAGGATGTAGGCCCTGCGTTTCAACCTATATTCCCAAATGACTAAACCTGACAACAATTTCGACCTACCTTCTCCGTCTTTTCTAGACCAAAAGAAGCTTAAAGAGCAAGAGGCTAAAATAGAGTCTGGAGAGACGGTATGCAATACGGACTCCCCAGAAGACTGTGAAAGTTGTAGCGGATAATATATTATATTTGTAAAAAATAAAGAGTTATGCAGATTAGAAAATACAATATGGGTGGACAGACGCAAGGACAGATGCAAGGGCCACCACAACAGGGAGGACCAGAACAACCTGCTCCAGTTGATGTAAATCAACTATTAGAGATGTTATCACAGATGCCTTCTGAAGCAAAGCTTTCTCCTGAAGAGGTAGCTCGATTTATTATGGGCGACTTACCTATGAATATGCCTCAAGGCGGTGGACCTCCAATGTCTCAAGGAGGCGGAATGCAATAATAAATGGCTACTTTAAACGTAACTATAAGCGAAGAACTAACTCTTAATGGAGCTGACAGAGGGTCTACAAACACTCTTGCTGTAGCTTCTGTTACTCAGGTATACCATAGGATCGTTACTTGTCCTGCAAGCCAAGATACTACAGTAGCAACGTTTGCCAGTACAGTAGATGACAGCACAAGCGCAGCTGGTAGTATAGATGTTGGTGATGTAAAATACGTAAGATTAACAAATCTAGGTACACAGCCTGTAAACTTGTCTTTACAAGTAGGCACAACAGACGGTGGGGATGGTGCTGCTGATGAATCTGCTACAATCCTTATTGAAGCGGGAAAAAGCTTTGTTATGGGTGCTACGATTGACGCTATAGCTGTCAATGACACAAATGCAAACATAGACGTGTCAATGCATGAGTTGGAATCACTACTTGTTGATCCAGGATCTAACGCAGTAACAATAGAAATCTTTATAGCTAGTTAAGGTGAAACCTATTAAAAGATACGATCATGGTGGAGTTCACTGGGACCTCCCAGAACCAGAAGAAAAACAAACCAGAAGGGAAAAACATGCAGAACAGGTTGAGAATAGGAATATAAAACGCTGGCAGAGACGTTACAGGAATTACACTAGAAGAAATCCCGAAAAAAAAGGTGATCGAGCTGCAGAGCTGTATGCTACAAAGCCTTGGTTAAAAAAAGATAAAAGACAAAACTTCATGAAGGGTCTTCTGAGTAAAATAGGATTATGCCGCGATAAAGTTACAGGAGACGTAGATCCAAACTGTAGTGATCCTGGCGCTTGGACTAACTAATCAAATAAATTATATTAAAAAAATGAAATTAGAAGTAATTAGATTTAACAAAGGAAAGGACTCAACAAATGGGATACTATTTAATACAACGAATGAAAGAAAATTTTTATGCTATACCCTCGAAGATGAGAGCCGCACTGAAAAAGTGTGGGGAGAAACTTGTATACCTGAAGGAGAGTATGTTCTCGGTCTTCGAACTGTGGGGGGCCACCACGCCAAGTACTCTAAAAGGTTTTCTGATATCCATATGGGAATGCTTCATGTACTTGATGTACCTAATTTTAAATATATTCTTATTCATTGCGGCAATACTGACGAAGACACTGCTGGATGTTTGCTATTGGGTGATTCGCAAGAAAACAACAACATTAAAGAAAACGGATTCATTGGACGATCAACTCAAGCCTACTTCCGTATCTACGAAGACATCGCGAAAGCAATCGAAAAAGGCGAAGAAGTAACTATAACATATCGGGATTTTGCAACATGCCTTCTTTTATCTCAAGAAGATGCGGTAAATATGCTTGACGAATGTTAGGCTGTAATTATCCTTCGAGCTCTCTATAAGCTCTCTGCACAAGTAATCTAGCTTTTTGAGTTAAAGCATACCTTACCCTATAGTTAAACTTTGTTTCATCTCTAAAGAGATGATCGGCAAAAGTGTTAGAAGGGGTAAGTTTATCAAAATGTTTATATAGGTAACCTTTATTTACTAACGGATATATAAATCTATTCTGGGTGTTATTCCTATTCATGACTAAGCTTTCCGCTGCGTACTTTATCGTAAAGAACTGAAGGTCATACCCCCAGAAAAGAAACTCTACATGGGAGAAGTTAATGTCGTATTCTTTATTTACAAAGTGCTTAACAACTTTTAATTTCTTTAAATAGTTCCTGTGGATATATTTCTTATCTTGCAGGGAGAACTCTCTAAACAGTCTCTTTTTGGGTACTTTACTTTTAGGCATTAAATAGATTATTATTATGAAAGATATAGCTTTTTTATTAGAGATTCAAAAATTAGCTCTAGAAATGGATGACCTTGTTGATAAGTATGACATGAGGGATAGATTTGTTTCTATATTAGTTTCTGGTTTTTTACAAGAAGATGATTACGGGGAGATGAATATGAACGCTATATATAGTTACCATCTATCTACTATATTTGAGCTAACGGAGATATTGGATTTTATAAACAATACATTTGAACACGAATTTGAATACGAGACCCCTGAAACCTTTGAAAACTTCGACGCAGACGTAGATGATTTTCTAGAGAGCTTAGGGATAGATACTGAATAAAATGGAAGGAATTATTAGAAAAATTGTGGTCGGAAGAGACCCTAAAGACGGAATGGCTTATTATGTGGGAATGAGAGCAGGAGCGGGGAAAGTAAGCACGATCGTCCAAGACGAGAGATATCTAGTCAAATACAGTAAAGACAGATACCTCGTATATATGCAAGATACAGAAGGGGTTCAAACCTTATGGAAAGCTATAGACGGTATGCCGTGTATGTTAGAGTTCGATTGTAATTTTTGATGCGTATACCTAAAACAATATTACAGGTTTGGTTTGGGGGAACACCGTTAACCCCGCCAATGTTATCAGCCATAGACACCTGGAGGACTTTAAACCCGTCTTACGATCATATATTAATGTTTGATGACAACGGCAGGAAGTTTCTAGCGGACAATTTCACCGAAGACGTCTTACTTGCTTTTGACACGATGGATAGAGGCGCCGCTAAATCCGATCTATTTAGATACTGCTACCTGTTTGTTAATGGCGGCGTTTATTCCGATATGGATAATATATGCCTCAAGCCCTTAGATGAATGGTTGCCTAAAGACAAGCCTTTTATAAGCTCTTTGAACCTTCCTTGTTTAACTCCTGGTGAGCAGTACGGAAAACACTTCGACCCCGAATCCGCCTTCTTGGCCTCTGTAGAAAATCACAAGTTCCTGAAGATGGCTATAAATCTATGTAAGTACAACGTGCTAAATAAGGCTGTCCATGGCCCCCACCCAAAGATGAAATCTCCTTACCGTAGGGGCTTGATGGGATTAACGGGTCCTAAGCTGTTAGCACAGGCTATTCTTATGAGCAGCAATAGATCTATTGATGACAGCCTACACTTCGGTGAGAACTCAGGACTTAGCCTTCCTATTAAGGTTAAGGTTACAGGGACTAAGTTCCATGATAAGTTCTGGCAAGCCAATTTAGTGGATGAGAATGAAGAACCCGTTATACAAATGAAGTATGATGGATATAATCCAAAAGACTACTGGGCATTTTAAAATAAAAGTAATGAATAAAAGTAAAGGATTAGGCGACTCTATTGAAAAACTAGCTCGCCTTATAAAGATTAAAGCGCTTGTAGATAAAGTAAGTGCAACTACAGGTAAGGACTGCGGCTGTAAAAAACGGCAAGAGTCATTAAATAAAAAATTTCCTTATAAAAAATGAAAACATTTAATCTATTTGTCGTTAAGCTAGAGAAAAGGCTTAAGGATACAATTACTTCCAATAGCGGATTTGAGCTACATATAGACGCAAGGTTTAACGACTTTGACAACCGAACAACTGAAGGCCCCGTTGTGTGTGTTCCCTTTAAGTTCGATACGGGAGTGGAAGTAGGGGATACTTTATACTTTCACCACTTAGTAGTTCTAGGTGGAGATAATAGCGGTCAAATCTTTACTGAAGACGACAACACCTATATCGTTACTTACGATCCAAACAATGCTATTGGGAATCAAGCTATAGCGTATAAGAGCCAAAAAGACGGTAAGATACATTGCTTAGCAGGCTGGTGTCTATTGAAATCTGTAGAGCAAGAAGAGTTAAAACTTCAGTCGGATCTCATAGAGATAGTAGACCTCACGGAAGCCTTACCCACTAAAGGAGAGGTAGCTTATACATGTAAGTCGGCTGACGAGATGGGTGTTATGCCAGGAGACATTGTAGGCTTTAAACAAAACAGAGATTATCGTATAACTATAGACGAGGTAGAATATTACCGCACTCGCGCAGAAGACCTAATGTATGTCGAAATATAAATTTACTACTACTAGTGCATCTAAAAGGCTTATGCATAGCATGGAGATAGCTATAGATAATATGATCGAAGAGATTAAAAAACCTGTAGACCCTGAAATAAACGGTAGCGCACGGAAGGCGGAACTTCAATCTATAAAGCAAACAGCCACGGACTGCAAGGAGCTTATTATAGAGAGGCAGAGGTTGGCTCAGATGGTAAAGGACCTTGAGGTTAGCGGGGATATAAAAGACATAAAGGACTACTCTGGCGGATTTGCTGAAAGGTTTTCTAAGTAATGTGTACCGTTACTGAATATAAAGAATGTAAAGATTGTAAAGAAGTTAAATCTAAAAAAGATTTTCAGTTACATAAAAATTGCTTAGGTGGAATTGAAAATTCATGTAAGAAGTGCAGAACAAAAAGAAAGCGTGACGCTAATCGAACAAAGAAAAAACAATTGGTTTCTCTTTCGGGCGGAAAGTGCGAAGTTTGCGGTTATAATAAATGTGATTCGGCTTTAGAGTTTCACCATCGAGATCCATCGCAAAAATCCTTTGCTATTAGCGAGTCTAAAAGATCATTTAAAAGTTTATTAGTTGAATCTAAAAAGTGCGCTCTTTTATGTGCTAATTGTCATAGAGAGCTTCACGCGGGATTAATTAAGTTGTAACTTTGCAGTATGAAAAAATTATTATTTGTTTTATTGTTGTTACCTGTATCTGTTCTATCTCAATGCAATCAGCACGTTTTTACTTCTGTAGGAGCTGAGAAATGGACTAATTTTCAATATCAAGATTGTGATGGGGAGTCTCATTATTTTGGGTTGCCTGCGGGAGGGTATACTATAATTTACTGTGCAGACATAGGAACAACTTTTGTTTTAAACGGAGATGGATTTGTCTACCCGTTACTTACAGAGCACCCTAATTACGCTTCATGCATACAGGAGGATACATGCCCTGGGGACTTGGATGATAGTGGAACGGTAGACGTTCAAGATTTATTATTATTTTTATCAAGCTACGGTGTATGCGAAAATTAATATATCTATTAGCTTTATGGGTTCCAACGCTATCTGCACAATGCGATGTAGCTATAAGTAGTTGGGATGCTATAACAGGGGATATTGTTATAGAGGCTATTAACAGTGAGAACTGTGGTTGCAATGAATTTACAACTGAAGGTAATACGTGTGAGAATAGCTCTAGTCCGTACGTAACTAATAACGAAACAGTCTCATCAATAGTTTTAGGGTTGCATGTAGAAGGGTTGGATTATAATTGGTTGGATTGTTTGACTGGAGTCAATCACCCAGGATGGACGTTTAAAGTTTTTACTCTTTATGGAAATCAAATGCTAGAGAGTGGGGATACTTGGAGTGCTAATGTCTATGATACAGGGGCAAGTACAAGTGATTGTTGGACTGAGGTATTAGCTAACGATACGCTATGTACTGAGTTAGTTGTATGGCAGATTAATCTATCTCGCACAGCTTTTATAGATGATGGCGGTTGGGCGGTAAATCCAGGGTTTAACCAAACGCAGAACTACCCTGACGTAGATCTTTCTAATAACACCGTTGTTAATTGTGCTCTACCTGCATGTGATACAGTGTATGTAGACGTAGAAGTTATCGAGTACATCACAGATACAATAATCGAGTATATAGATGTAGAGTGGGTAACAACAGATACTATAATAGAATATTTATTACAATTAGTTTATATAACAGATACTCTTGTTGAATACGAGTATATTTATTTAACCGATACGATGTATGTAGACGTAGTTGTAGATAATTACGTTTATGTTACAGATACTTTAACGCTTACTGAATATGTATTTTCAACTGAATATATAGATTGCTATACAGGTTTACCTTGTGAAGATGGTGGAGGCGGGATTAATGACTGTGACGATAACAGTATTTTCATTCCTAATACTTTTACCCCTAATAATGATGGGGTCAATGATGTATTTTATGCAATAACCGATCCAACGTGTTGGTTAACGTGGAATATGCAGATATACAATAGATGGGGGACGCTTGTAAAAGAAATAACCGATCCAATGGGTTATTGGACAGGGACAAGTTTTTCTCAACATTGGTTGTGCCCTGATGGGGTTTATACTTGGAAGCTTAACGCGACTCAGTCTGGAAAAGCCACCCAGCTGCAAGGGCTTGTAACAATATTTCGCTAACTGTATTTTTTTTAGTATATTGCAAGAGTTATGAAAGCTATAAAAAGAGATTATAAAAAGGAGTACGCTAAGTACGGATCTAAGCTTAAAGCTAAAAAATATCGCGCGGAGCTAAATCAAATTAACAGAGAAAAAGGAAATTACGGGAACGGAGACGGATTAGACGAGGCTCATTTTAGTAAAGGGGGTAAGACTAGACTTCAAGCTCAGTCTAAAAACAGAGCTAACAACAGGCCTAAAAAAAGGAATAGCGTATAAGCTATTAAATTTAATATATATATAATGAAATATTTACTTATCTTCATGTCTGCTATATTACTAGCGTCATGTTCTGTGCAGACTAAACACAGAAGGTCCCAAGCGAGACATTACAATCAATGCTGGTGTATAGACCCTTGGGGAGGAGGCGCCGAATGGTGCTGTGACGGACCAGCTCCAAAATACATGGCCCCATACAAACATTCTAGAGGTTACATTAGAGCTAAATTTTAATTAGATGGCAGAGTATAAATGTGATTGCAACGACGAAGTTGTAGATAAATCAGGCGTAACAATAAGGCATATTGAAGGGGAAGGTGTAATACATGACGTCCAATGCGAGAAATGCGAGAAATATATGACGTTAGCTAACCCAAAATCTGGCGCACCTGGGTTTAGATCTAATAGATATGGGCAGACGTTTTGAGTATACTTTTAGATGTTAAAGAGTATGAAGAACCAGCTGTTAAAATTTGTCCCAACGGTACGGAAGGTGAGCTTATTGAACTCGGTGGGCTACTCATTTGCCTTCCAAAAAGGCCTCCGAAAAAAGAAATTTCAGGATATAAAGAACCAAACTCTATGCAAATGTGGGGAAGGGTACTTATGCCGCAGGAACTGTCTCGTATTCGTTCTATGGATGAGTGGGCGGAAATGCCACGAGAGTTTAGAGCAAGGTTTCGTCCATATATCGAGGAAGAGTTTAGGCGTAGGCGTGAGGGTTTTTGGTTTTATAACAACGGCACAGCTACATATATTACGGGGCGGCACTACATGATGATACAGTGGACCAAGATGGATATTGGTTACCCGTATTTTTTAAACTTCCAAAGAGATATCTTCTTACACTTAGCGGCGTGTGAAATTGATCCTAGATGTATAGGTCAGCTATATACTAAGTGTCGTCGTAGTGGGTACACAAATATGTGTTCATCTGTGCTTGTAGACGAAGGGACGCAAGTCAAAGACAAACTTATGGGGATTCAGTCTAAGACTGGTAAGGATGCCCAAGAAAATATATTTATGAAGAAGGTTGTTTTTATGTTTAGAAACTACCCTTTCTTTTTTAAGCCTATCCAGGACGGTACAACCAATCCGCGTATGGAGCTGGCCTTTAGAGAGCCATCGAAAAGAATAACCAAGAAGAACAAAACCTCTCAAATGGGGGAAGCTTTGAACACGGTTATAAATTGGAAAAACACAACAAATAACGCATATGACGGGGAGAAGTTACACCTGTTGTATTTAGATGAAGCAGGAAAATGGGAAAGACCTACAGACATAAGAGACGCTTGGAGGATTCAGAGGACTTGTTTGATCGTCGGAAGAAAAATCGTGGGGAAGGCAATGGTCGGAAGCACGGTAAACCCAATGGACAAAGGGGGAAGTCAATACAAGGATCTATGGGAGGACTCAAATCCTTTGGAGAGGAACGCGAATGGGAGGACTAGAACTGGTCTATATAGACTTTTTATTCCTGCATATAATTCTCTAGAAGGTTTCTTTGATAAGTTTGGTCACCCAATAGTTGAAGACCCTATAGATACTACAGAAGGTATAGATAACGAGTACATTTATATCGGGGCTAAAACATTCTTAAAGAATGAAAGAGACTCTTTAAAAAACGATGCTTCGGAGTTAAACGAAGTGGTCAGGCAATTCCCCTTTACGGAAGACGAAGCCTTTAGGGATAGTATAGAAGGGAGTGTATTTAACATCGGGCAGATCTATGAACAGATAGAGCATAATGACGAGCTGTTTCCTAACCCTGTTGTTGCGGGGAACTTTGTCTGGAAAGGAGGGGTAAAAGACACTGAGGTAGTATTTAGCCCAAACGTTCAGGGTAGATTTAAAATTGCCTGGATGCCACCTCCTGATTTTAGAAACCAAAAGAAAACAGAGAGAGGCAAGAGGGTAGCTCCTCATTCAAATTTTGGAGTGGGTGGAGTTGACTCGTATGATCTTGACGCTACTGTAGACGGGAGAGGATCAAAAGGCTCCTTACATCTATACAACAAGTTTCACATGGAGCACCCTTGCAACATGTTTGTACTAGAGTATGCTTCAAGACCTCCTTTAGCTAAAATATTCTACGAAGATGTTTTAATGGCCTCTGTGTTTTATGGTTACCCTATATTAATAGAGAATAACAAATATGGTATCGCAAGGCACTTTGAAGCCAGAGGGTATGACGGGTATTTAATGGATAGGCCTAAGCATTTAATCAGCGCTAGCGGAATGAAATCTAAAACAAAAGGTATCCCATCTAACTCACAAGATGTAATCCAAGCTCACGCACATGCTATAGAGGCCTTTATACATGACCATGTAGGAACAAATAGAGAAACGGGAGATGTTGGAAAAATGTATTTTAATAAAACACTAGAGGATTGGATAGGTTATAAGATAGACGATAGAACTAAATATGACCTTACGATTAGCTCTGGATTAGCTCTATTAGGAGCGCAAAAAGCTAAGTCTAAAAAGACTTCTGACTTGTCTGAAAAACGATTCTTTAGGAGATATCAAGTAATCGGATGATTTACTATATTTGCTAAATAGAAATACCATATCTTAAGGATGTATAATAACGAGAATAAAAGCAAGCAGGGTTTCCCAGATCCATTAGAATCTACGGAATTAAAGCAAAAGAAAGAATATGGTGTTCAGTACGCTAAAGCTATTGAATCTCAATGGGGAAAAACTACGGACGATTCTTCTTTAGTAGGTAAGAGAAATAAAACTTTTGAGAAAGACCGAGATTATGCTATTGGGGTTCAAGATACAAGTATATATAAGCAGCTATTAAATTCCCTGAATCCAAATAAAGCGGACGGAGCTTTGTTAAATATGGATTACACCCCAGTCCCTATTCTACCTAAATTCGTAAGAATTGTAGTTAACAAGATATTGTCTGTTAATCCTTATCCTAATTTAGAAGCGGTAGACCCTTTATCTTCTTCTGAAAAAAATGAAAAAAAGAAAAGGATTTTAAAGCAAGTTGACTCTAAGGATAAACTTAAAGAGCTAAAAGATAAGACGGGTGTTGTTTTAGATATGGATCCAGATTCTATTCCAGATACACCAGAAGAAGCGGAGATTTTATTCGACACTAACGTTAAAACAGACGGGGAGATATCGGCTCAGCTAGGGACGGAACTTACTCTTACGTGGAATAACTTCGTAGATAATACTTTCCGAAGATGTGTAAATGACTTGGCTACTCTAGGTATGTCTGTAGTAAAAAGGTCAAACGATCCAAACGAAGGCATTAAAACATCTTATGTAGATCCGTGTATGTTTATACATAGCTACACAGAAGACCCTAATTTCGAAGATCTTATATACGCTGGGCACATAAAAAAAATCTCTATACAAGAGTTAAAACGTTTAGCTGGAGAGGAATTAAATGAGGAGGACTACAAAAAGATTGCTCAGAAATCTAAAGGCCGAAATGGTAATGATTCTGGAAAATACAATAAGAACAACTATAGTCAAGCCCTAGGTAAGACCTCATTTGGATATGACGATTATATGGTTGAGGTTTTAGACTTTGAGTTTATTTCTGTCGATTGCATTCATTTTGAAGAAAAAGAAAACAAACATGGCAACACGGGGTTTTACTTTAAAGGCTTTGAGGAGCAACCTAACAAGAACAGTGTGTTTGAGAGAACCCCTCATAAATTAGAGGTGTCTACTGTTTATGGCGGAAGTTATGTTTTAGGTTGTGATTATTTATTTGGGTATGGCAAAACTAAGAACGTACCTAAAAATATACACGATATATCTAAGGCTACATTGTCTTATTCTGTAACGGCAACTAATATCCGTAACATGATGCCAAAATCTATGGTAAATAGCTGTGTGGGATTTGCAGATATGCTTCAGCTTACTCACTTAAAGATACAGCAAGCTATAGCAAAAGCCAAACCAGATGGTTTGATTATAGATATAGAAGGATTAGAGAATGTACAGCTAGGAAAAGGTGGAGAGCTACAGCCTTTAGATCTTCATGACATATATGAGCAGACAGGTGTTTTTTATTACAGAAGTAAAAACCCCGAAGGTGGATTCCAAAACCCTCCTGTTAGAGAGATAAGCAATAGCATAAGAAACATTAATGAACTTGTAGGTTTATATAACCATTACTTAGGTTTAATAAGAGATACAACGGGAATCAATGAAGCAATGGACGCTTCTTCCCCTAAAGGTGATGCTTTAGTTGGTGTTCAAAATCAAGCTATAGCTGCAGGTAATAACGCTATATATGATATAACAAATGCCGCTATGGTTTTGTTTAAAAAAGTATGTGAGGATATAGTTAAATGCATTCAAATTATACCTACTGAATCTGTTCTATATAAAATATATGAGAACGCTATCGGAGACACAAATATGGAGGCTTTAGCTTCTTTCAGAGACCTTCCAATGTACAACTTTGGGGTAGTTGTTGTAAAAGACATGGAGGAGAAAGATAAGGCTTATCTAGAACAAAACATCCAGATGGCCCTTCAACAACAAGAGTTAGATTTAGAAGACGCTATAGCTGTTAGAGGTTTAAAAGATATCAACCAAGCGGAAAGGCTTCTTGTTGTTAGGCGTAAAAAAAGAATGGCTATGCAGCAGCAGATGGCTCAGCAGAACTCAGAGCAACAAGCTAAAATGCAGGGTCAAATAGCACAACAGGCACAACAAGCTAAAATGTCTGAAATGCAAGCGCAGGGTCAAATTGACACTCAAAAAATTCAAATGCAAGCGCAGGTCGATATGAAGATGGCGCAAATGAGGCATGAGTTTACTAAAGAAATTGAAATGCTTAAAGCTCAAGCTACTCTTGGATTTAAAGAGGACGATAAAGAGTTTAAAGAAAAACTTGAGGTTTTAAAAGAAACCCGTAAAGACGACAGGCTAGATCAACAAACCTCCGACCAAAGCAAACTTATATCTCAAAGACAAGGGAAAAGAGAGGAGCTGCCTGAAGGTTCAAACAAACTAATTAATGCATTATTAAACGAATAATATGGCTAGTTCAGTAAATTTAGATAGATCAGATGTCTTAAATATAACATGTAGGAAAGGAGATACCTTTTCTATTACGCTTACTTTAAAGAATTCTGCGGGTACGGCCCTTACTTTGTCTACCAGCGGGTACGTTTTTTTAATGCAAGTAAAATCTACGGAGGTGACGAGAAGAGGAGGTTCCGTTAGATCAACTTTAATTTTAGGTACTCCTAATGCCGCAGCAAAGGATCAGGTCCGAGTTAAGTCTAAGTCTAAGACTAGGATCCCGCCTCCTGTAGTATCTGTACCGTCTAGTGGAAGGACATTTGAAACCCCTACCGTTGATGATAGTGGAAACGTAACTATTGAAGCTTCCGCTGAAACTATGAGTAAAGTTCCTTCTGGGAGTTACTCTTATGACCTTCAGTATATTCTTCCTAACGCTTCTGGCTTAGATACTCACAGGACTGTTTTAAGAGGAAAGTTTTCTGTTAACGCAGATGTAACCGAAGCATTTGAATAATAATGAGTGTATCTGTAAGCACAACATCTGACAATACAGTTAGCGTTTCTGTTGGCGGCAGTACTTCTGTTAGCTTTACAAAAAAAAACTTTTCCGTTTCTGCAAGTTTATCTGCTGCGTCTTCAACAATATTAACCGAAAAATCCATTGGATCAATACAAGTGGTTGTTTAACAACATAGGAAACATGAAAAAATTAATCTTCTTTTTATTTTTTTTACCTGTAACAATTTTATCTCAAAGCAGTTGGGTTAATGTAATAGTACAGGCCGATAACTACGGAGGAGAAACTAGCTGGGAAATTTACGAAGACAGTACTATTGTAGCTATATCTGGGGCATACGCAAACAACTCGTATAATGAAATATTTGTTACTCTTCCCCCAGGAGGATATAACTTTGTTATATATGATCAATTTGGTGATGGTATATGTTGTGATTGGGGAGAAGGGTATTTTGGTCTAGTTAACAACTGTGGTTTAAATACATTTGTATATGATTTTAACAGTCCTACAGCAACTGTATACTTTGACTTGCTAGCTTGCCCACCACCCGTAATAGGATGTATGGAAGCAGAAGCTTTAAACTTTAATCCTTGGGCTAATTCTCCTGCTCCTTGTACCTTTCCCCCAGCCGCTTGTGCTAGCGGCCAAACTAACATTATTTCTCTTATTACTCCTGATAGCTATCCTAATGAAACGAGCTGGCAGATAACAGTTAACGGAGACACTCTTATATCTGGAGGGTACGAAGGAACTACAGGAGTAACAATACCAACTTACACATGTGTTAACGAAGGAGATACTCTTGTAGCTACTATTTATGATACTTACGGAGACGGAATGTGCGGTACTTGTTGGGGAGGAGTAGATGGATATTTCAATGTGCTAACATTGTGTGGAGATAGTATTTTTACAGTGGGCGGAGAAACTCAGTTTGACACAATTTCTTCTAATCCCTACATAGTACCTGTATGTGCACCTGTATCTTTTCAAGGATGCACTACGCCAGGATATGTAGAATACAATCCTTTAGCAGTTACAGATGATGGAAGTTGTAATACACTTGTAACGTTAGGTTGTACAGACATTACAATGTTTAATTACGATGTCTTGGCAAACACTATGGATGTTCACCCTTCATGTGATTACACCCTTACTATTACAGACGGTGGAGCAGACGGATGGTTTGGTAGTTGGTTAGGAATGACTCAAGGAGACAGTGTCTACGGTCCTTACTCAATGGGAGTAAATGATGGGTATGAAGAGGATTTTAATCTAACTCTAAACTCAAACGAAGAGATAAGTGTTTATTTTTTCACGGAGGGTAATGCAGAAACAACAGCTTCACAATGTGGCTTTAGAATTGAAGGCCCGAACGGAACGGTGCTACAGAGTGGAACAAACCCCTGGACAGATCCTCTTAAAAAATTTCCATATAAATACACTGAAACACCAACGTGTTCTAATTACTGTGAGGTATTTGTATACGGGTGCATGGATATAGAAGCTCAGAACTACGATGTAGATGCTAACGCCGAAGATAATACTTGTTATTTTTTTGCGGGTTGCACTCAAGCGGGATATGTAGAATACTACAATCAGGGTTATGTAGCGGACTACGACAATGGGAGTTGTAATGAATTAGCTTTATTTGGATGTATGGATGAGCTAGCCTTAAATTATGATAGTGAAGCTAACGTAGATACAGGAGACTGCATTGAAGTAGTTGTTGACTGCACGGACCCTAACGCAGTGAATTACAATGAGTTAGCCAACTCCCCTAGTAATGAATTATGTTTATACGATGCGGGATGTATAGGTGAACCAGGTACCCCTTATTACTTAAACGACTCATGCTATGCGTGGATAATAACAATAGATCCATACTGTTGCGAAGTAGAATGGGACAACGCTTGTATTGATTTATACAGCTATTGTGAGCAGGGATGGCCAACAGGAGTTCCAGAAGCTAACAATGGGTTTGATGTGTACCCTAACCCAGTAAGCGACGTATTAAACATACAGACCTCTCAGAACGTCCTTACAGAGGTGTACAATGCTTTTGGTCAAATTGTAATACCAAGCACTAGAGATAAAAGAATCAACCTTACGCATCTACCTAAAGGCCTCTATGAGGTTGTTGTAAATTATAACGGAAGAATTTTAATTAAAAAAATAATAAAGTCATGAGTTATTTAACGAATAAAAAGATTAAGAAACGTATTGATAGTCTTTTAGGTAAGAACGCTTCTTACCAAGCGGCTAACGTTTGTGTTACTAATAGCAAAACTAAGAGACAAGAAATAAATAGGCACTGCAAAGTTAATTTTGTAAACCCTATTAAGGATATAGATAAAAATTTTTACAATCAAATAATTTTACAATAACCATGAGGTATTTATTAGTTATATTATTCTCGTTACTTTCATTTAGTGTTAGTAGCCAAACCTTAAAAAAGACTTTTAAGTTTGCAACTTTTTATACTGCATTCAGCGGAGGGAATTCTATTTCTGATAATAGCGTATATTCTGTAACTAACTCTTTACAAACGGACATTATAGAGACTCCTTTTGATTATTCTTTTACTGCTGGAGTTCGTAAAATAGCTAGGTTTGGATATGAGAACCGAGCTAATGCTTTTTATAACGGAACAGAAAAATCATATAGTGACGCAGCTACAGTAGGTAAAGTAAAAGGCTTTGAGTTTTTATTTGAAGCTGATTGGAGACGACAACAAGGAGTAAACTTTTTAGATCAAAATCATTTTGTTAGATACGTTGCTAAGGACTGGGTAACTAAAGTGGAATATGTACAGGATGGTTTTGCGGACGTAGAGTATTTTGAAGGATCACAAAGATTACGATTAAGTGTAAATGATAGGCTTAGTTTTAATCTTGGCATTGCACAACGAATATCCGAGCCTTATGGCTATGACGCCTTAGAAGAGTGGATGTTATCTAATGGGAATTTACATTATACCACTCTTGCTATTCAAGAGGGATACACTGTAGATGTATCTGCTAACGAATATTACAATTCAGAAGGATTTCTTGTTGCTACAAGTGCAGATGTTTGGGAGCAGGTGGTTGTTCCTGAGGTTATAGATGATTATGTGTTTCGTAAAAGAAGCGAGCTTCCTAGCCAATGGAACCACTCAATAGTAGTAGGATTTGACTATTATAAATTTTCTAAAAACTTTTGGATGCACAGCTGGGCGAGTGTAATGCCTTATCACCTAAGGGTTGACAGCGAGTACTCTTACTTTGAAGCAACAAGCGGGGACCAGTGGATAGATTACTCTGGAGGCCTTATCTTTGGTTGGAGATTAAATAAGAGTCTTGGTGTGTTCTTAGAGGGAAAATACAATAAGTATTGGAACAGAGAGTGGCACGATTTCTCAGTGGGACTTAACTATGTAATATTATAAATATGCCAAATATTATTAAAAAGAAAAAGAAAAAGAAAAATACTGTAAATTACAGTATGCCCTATGAGGGGTCTATAGGGATGTCCGTTAATAGGGAGATAGCAAAAAAAATATGGAGTAGTTCGGCAGACGCAAACGAACAAAAATTAGGATATATTTTAACTAGAGATGCCGACGGAAAGTATATAGCAAGAACTAAATTAGAATCAAAAGCATAAGATATGGCGCAACAGATTGGGGAGAAAACAGAAGTAACTTTAGACTTAAAGACAATAGGTATGGGAGTTGCTGGTATAGGATCATTAATTGCTATGTGGTTTGCTCTTCAAGCAGACATAACTTTAGCAAAAGAATTGCCTGTGCCACCAGATCCAGAGATTACACGTATGGAGTTTGACATGAAAGATCAATTGGTTCGTCAAACAATTATGACTACTCAGGACGATGTTAAGGAGATGAAAGCCGACCTTAAAAATATTGAGGACAAAATAGATGCTTTAAAATAATAATCCATGAAAACTTTACTCATCACTCTTTCTTTTCTTTTGTTCACTACAGCAGTATATGTTTCTATACCTGAAGAGATCAATATCCCAGATTCAGGTGTATGTGTTGTAGAATTTAACGCTAGTTTTAATGCTAGCAATAGTGTAAGCTGGTTAGATAACCTAAGTGACTGTAAGGGCAGACGTATAGATATAGCGTCAAACCCTGACATGCAAAAAGAACATAAGATCGTTGTGGTCCCTACTCTTGTTATTTTTAGTGAAGGCGAAGAAGTAGAAAGGTTTCAAGCTAACATTATGATGCAGCTTGAGGCTACACAATCAGAAGTGCAAGATGCGGTTGACGAAGTTATAATGAGTGCATTCTAATGAAAGCTTGTAAATGCGAACATAAAGAAAAGGAATATAAGAAAGGAGGTAAGACTCCTGCTTGGACACGTAAAGCAGGGAAGAATCCAAAAGGCGGATTAAACGCAAAAGGTGTAGCTTCTTACAGAAAGGCAAATCCAGGCAGCAAGCTTAAGATGGCTGTAACAGGGAAAGTTAAAGCGGGGTCTAAGGCTGCAAAGAGACGCAAATCTTTTTGCGCTAGAATGAGTGGGATGAAAGGACCTATGAAAAAGCCAAATGGTAAACCTACAAGAAAGGCTTTAGCTTTACGTAAATGGCGTTGTAGAAAAAAGAAATAATGAAAGCAATTAAAAAGGTAATTAAGAAGTATAATAACGGAGGTAAGTCTATCAAAAAAGAACCTAGGGTTAACGTATCCTTGAACAATTTGACCACTTCGGAGACCACTACAAAAAAAAATAAGAGAGGCAAAGACAAGACAACTACATCTTCCAGTAACACTAGAGTTAGCACTCATAAACACCCTGATGGAGAGAAACCAAATACCACCACTACATCTGTAAATACAGTGGTCTTTAAGCCAAAGATTTTTGGATCAGGAACGAGAAGAAGAGGCACAAGCACTACTAGCACTGAAGTTCTTAACGCTGACGGAACTCGAAAAAGCTATACTTACAGCAAGAAAAAAGTAAAAAAACCTAAAAAATGAAACCTGTTAAAAAAAATACTAAGCTAAAGGTATCTAGCAAGAAGATAGAAGTAGCCCCTCCCAAGGGCTACCACTGGATGGAAGAAGGCGGTAGATATTTTTTAATGGAAGGCTCTTATGCTCCTCATCCTAAGTCTGTAGAAAAAGCAATGTTCAAACTTTCTAACCATAGCAAGGGTGGAAAATAAGACAACGTAATAATACTTATATTTGCATATAAATAATTCTTAAAATGGCTACGATCTCAGCAACAATAAATCTTACTAGTCCAGACATTACTGGTGACCCTTTAAATTTAAGTAAGACAACTAACTTAAATAAAGCGGGTACTGCTACTGGTTTGGACCAGTTTACAGGCGTTACTACCGTAGTATATGCAACTGCTAAGACAGCAGAGAAAATTGTAGATGCTGCAGATTACGTTGACACATCCGCTTCTCATAAAGTTTACATTAAAAATTCAGCTACTGGGTCTAGCGATTTTATTACTGTTGAGCTAGGGGGTAGTAATGTTTTAATGGGTAGACTTTACCCAGGAGATTGGTGTTTCTTCCCTTACGACGGAACTTTAGACGTAGACATAGATACTAGTGCAGCTAATATGAAGGTTGAATATGCTGTTTTCTCTCAATCAACCGCATCATAATAATATAGACTATGGCAACTACAACAGCAACATTAATCCTTAGTAGCGCAGACGTTACAGGACATAGCTTTAATATGACGCAGACAGCTACCTTAACTAAGGCGGCTTCTTCAACAGGGCTAGACGAGTTTACAGGTATTACTAGCAGAAAGTATCCATCAGCGCAAACCGATACGGTTGTTGTGGCGGATAGCATATATGTAGATACTACCGTAGCCCACAAGGTTTATATTAGAAATACAAGTACTGGTAATAGCGATTATATCTTAGTGGAGCTTGAAGGTAATGTCATTATTGGAAGACTTTATCCAGGAGATTGGATGTTTATTCCTTATGCAGGAACGTTAGATATTCAAGTAACTACTATAGCTACAAACGTAAGCATTGAGTACGGGGTATTCTCTCAATCAACTGTATCATAATGGCAAGAACAGCAACGACAACGGCAAGCTTTTCTTTATCTAGTGCAAACCTAACCAGTAGCCCTACTAATATCAGTGCGTCTACTACTCTAACAAAAGCAGCCTCTAAGCTTGGGTT